TTTCTCTTGCTCTTCTATCTTCTTCTTGGCTATAACAGCGTTGAGTGCTTGTTGTTCTACAGAGTCACCGTCAAACATCTTTTTAAACAGCGGTGGATTCTCTGCTTCTTTCTCAGCTTCTTTTATGTCAGAAACTAGACCGTACCAATGCCCTAGCTTTTGAGCTACGTGTTCAATTTCTGCGCCTTTAGATACAAGTATCTGTACGCCCTTGAACGTAGTAGATGCCATTGCTACTAACGATACAGGGTCCATTCATTGTTTACTCTGGAGGCGTGGGTTCTACCCAATCAGCACGTACCTGAATAGTTTTATCAACAACCGTTGTTATTTCTATGGTTGCGTTTTCAGGATCATCAGGATCAGCAACAGTGTGAGTTTCTGTAACGTCAACGTACTCGTAAGCATCTAAAGGTTTTTCAGGAGTAAAGTCAAAAGCAAAAAATTTATCGGTTGCTGGCGCTCCAGAACTCCAACCAACAATAGATGTTCCATTTACTTCAATATATGTATTCATTAGTTGTATACCCACGCCTCGAAGTTCATTGAAATATAAGAATTATTAGCAGCATTGCTTGTTTCTACTTGAAGTTTTTCTCCCGGACCTAAAGTTAACAGCTCGCCACCTAAAACAAAAGACATGGCTTGTTGAGACGCTCCAGAACGAATAAGAACATCATTATCTCTTAAAATAGGAAAACCAGAATCAACATTAGTAGAGTAATCATCTAATCTATTAAATTGAATGTCTCCATACGTTCCTGCATTTGTGCGAATAATTTCTCTAGCGTAAGTTCCAGCAGAATCTAATACAGAAAGTTTATAATAATAACTAGAATGATAGTTCATTATACTAGCATAGCCATTACTACTTCCTGTGTCTCTAGCTTTTACAAAATGAATTTTTGCAAACGAACAAGAAGACGGAGCAGTGTACAAAACTCTAGGAACAACAGCAGTAAAATCAGCATTAGTGTTGGCTGAATCGTACACAAAAACAGAAGTAATTGAGTCTGGTTGTTTGTTTTGATTAGTTAAATCCGTACTTACAGCAGCGGCGGTTTTTGTTAAAGGCATCTTTAAATCTCCTATGTAATTTCTACACCGACTGTTCGGATTCGGTTATTAATAACGTAATTTGATATGTTTTGGTCAGTAATAGACGCTGCTGCTTCAGCCTGTAAAGCAGAATTTCTTTGTCCATAAATAGTCTGGTCATTGGTTGTTGAAATAGTATCTACTAAAGTAAAACCATCGTTTTCAGCTTTAAAGATTTTATGACCTACATCAACAGGAACAGAAATATAAGGACCGCCACACGATCTAATGGTCCACGCATAAAAGTTTCCAGCAGTATTTTGTATTTCTGCTGTTGTAAGTCCTAATGCTTGACGTATGTTATTACCTAAAGAAGTTGCTTGAGCATTAGTAACCGTTCCACCACTCATTGCCGCATCTATATCAGATTTTAAAACACTATTGCATTCGGATGTATTACCCAAACTAGTACCTCTTCCAGACAAAATATAAAATTTTTCTTCGTCTTCGTTATAAGCAACGCAAACCACAGGATAAGAACTGTTTGCTCCGTAGTTGTAACTAATAGCTGTAAGAGTTGCGTAGGTTCCTGAAGCGTTAGTATCCCTAACAAATAAGTTACTAGAAGTACCGTTGTAAGTGTAAAAATAATACCCGTTAATTGCAGAACCTACTGAATAAGTACTGTTAGTTGTAAAAAAACCAGTTACAGTAGTAGGCGTTAAACTAGAAGAAGTTAAATCCCATATTTTAATGGTTCCACCATCGTTTATATATGCTTTTTTTGCTTCTCCATCAATGTAACCACCACCATAAGACTTATTATCAGCCTGTTGTCTAGTACCTGATGAATTAACATAATCTAAACTACTAAGGCTATTTTGATCTCTATGATAAATCCAATAAGCTCCATCACCTTTATCGTGAATTACATATTGATAATCATTACTAGGATTAATAAAACCAATAGGAGGAGCAATATCAACAGCAGATCCTAACGTACTTCCAGTAGTAATTCCTGTTGTTGGGTAATCTGGAGTACCTTTAATAAACGTAGAATCAACATCAGATTTATTAATTACTGTGCTTGAAGTAATTGCGTAGTGAGTTAAATCTAAAGTTTCAGTCTGAGGCGTTGTTAGTGCTGTATTGAGTTTTACAGAAAACGATTGGCTTTCGTCAACAAAAACAGTACCGTCTGAATCTTCAAACGTATCTCCAACAATAGTTCCATCCACGTAAAACTTTGCTTCGTCTGCTTCAAAATCGTTGTTTTGAACTTCAATGTCACGAACAATAGCTTTAGTTGATGCGTTGTTAGTAAAAATTACAATTTCATCATTATTGGTTATATCACTACTAGTGTAGGTTTGATTACCAAATTCTTTAAACGTTTCAGCCATTACAAGACTCCTCTGGCGTACAAGGCCACATGATAATTAACTTCGGGAATGCTTACGTGCTGGTTTACAGACGATGCACTTATGTAAGCATCAGGTACTGTAGCCCACGTTACGTTAGCAGTAAGGTCGTTAAGTTCTACAATAGTTGGATACGTAGTCAATACCCAGTTACGAACAGCAGCGTTAGTTGGAATCTGTGTATCGCTGTTTGCAAAGGTTTCACTAGACGTAGTAATTGAACTAGCATCTAGATCAGAAAAAGTAACGCTAGTTAAGTATCCTTGTGTAGCGTGGTTACCCCACCCAAAAGCAGTATCCCAATTAGATATGTTTAAATTAGAGCCTGTAACAGCACCAGAAAAAGTTCCTGTAGTTCCTGAAACTGCCCCTGAAAAAGTACCTGTGGTTCCTGATACAGCACCACTAAAAGTACCTGTTGTACCTGACACAGCCGCAGGAGTAGTTCCTCCGATTACTGTGTTGTCAATAGTACCGCCATCAATGTCAGCAGTGCTAAAGCTACCGGCGGCTGGAGTACTACCTCCAATGACAGTATTATCAATAGTGCCACCATTAATGTCGCCTGTCGTAGCCACAAGAGAACTAAACGTACCAGCACCCGGAGTAGCTCCACCAATAGTAACGCCATCAATAGTACCGCCGTCAATGTTAGTTGTTACGTTACCGCCTGAAAAATCAACTGTACCTGTAGCAGTAATTCCATCAAACGTAGCAGTACCAGTAAACGTAGGACTAGCACTATTAGATTTAGTCGCTACTGCCGTAGCAATAGAATCAAATTCTGTATCAAACTCTGCACCACGAATAACCTTATTAGTGTCACCCGTAGGCAGAGAATCTTTAACAGTAAAATTAGTAAACTTTACGTAATTAGTCATAAGGTTATCCTATTTAACTTTTAGTTAAACACCCTGTTATCAAGACGTTTAAATAAAAGGGGGCCAGTTACGACCCCCGTAGAGTTTACTCGTCGCAAACAGCGAGGATAAATCCTGCTTCGGGACGGTAAGTCTCAACACCGTACAGAGTGTCAGACGTAAACAGCGTAGACAGGTATTCCTGCTTGTACTGAGTCTGAGAACGTACAGCGAGTTGCTCTGCCATTACCAAAGCATCCTTGTGGAAGAACAAGCAACCACGAGTATCAGCGGTAGAAGCAGTGTTCTGAGCAGCAACTTCCAGTACAGGACAGTTGCTAGACACGTAGATGTCTACACCGTACAGGTTACCAATCAGACCTGACTCAACGCCACGGCCACCAACAAAGTCGGAAGACACGTAACGATCAATACCCATGATTGACTTGCGTGACGCAGGAGGAATAACGAGAACTCGTCCGTCCATAGGTACGTCAGCATCGTCCATCAGCTTGATAGCTTCGCGGAAGCCAAGGTCAGTAAAGTTGTCACCAGAGGTTACAGTGTCAACAGCATACGTAGCAAGGCCAAGAGCGGCATTGAAGTAGTAGCTGTTGCTGTTTACCCAGTTAGCGCCAGTGTTGGCAGGAGTAGCAGTACGAGTACCGTCACCAAAGCCAGTAGCGGCGTTAATCAGGTCAGTGTCAACTTGCAGAGCCAGTTGGTAGCCAGCGTCTTCAGTGTAGAACTGTCGCAGAGAGGACAGAGCCTGTACTTCTACGATGTCTTCGATCAGACGAGAGTACTCAAAGTGACGGTCAACAGTGACAGTCAACTCTGACTCAAGGTTAGCCTGAATGGTTACCGCAACAGCTTCTTGTTTAGCAGATGCAGAGCCACGGATGGGCTTAGGAATGTGGATTACATCGCCTTTCTTGCCTGTCATAGACATACGCTTGACAAGCGGAGCCATCTTCAGGTTCTTTTGGTATGCAGCGATGATTTCATCGGACCAAATTTCGGGGA